ACCACCTGCGTCTTGTCGTTCAGCAGCAGCGATCCCCATTCCCTGCAAACCCGCATCGCCGGATGGATGCTTCGCCGGTGGACCTCGTACACGCGCCCGAACCCGTCGGAATCACGGTAATCGTAAAAGGAACCGCCGGCCTGCATCCACTCATGCCAGGCCCGAATGTGCCCCTCCATCGGCTCCAACGGAAGCTGAAACCCCATGCCGCGCAAATGCTCTCGAACATGCTCCGGCACCCAGTAATCCACGTCATCGATCTTGCCCATGCCATCGCTCCTCGCTATGCTTTCCAAGGTGAAGAATAAGAAGGTGTGTAAGGTGAAGTTCGGGAAGGCGAAGCTGTACAAGGCCACGCCCAGGCGCAGCCTTCCGTTTCCGGCACCCGCTTTCGCTTTCTGTAAGGGGAAAGTGGCGAAGGTATCGCCCCGGCGCAACCATCCGCAACGCCCCACGATTGCACTCATGATTTGGAAGGGGAAGGACCCGCCCATAACCACGCCGGTAATCGCGTGCGCTGATCCACCGCCCGACCTCAACATGAACAATCAGAATGGGAACACGGCGAACAAGAAGCCCACCGCCAGCCCCCGCATCCATCCGCGCACCATGCCGACGATTTTGAAGGTGAAGGTGTGGAAGGAGCCGCCCCATCACGCGCCCCTCAAGGCATCGTCCATCATGGCGTAGCGAACGGCATCGATGCTGTGGTCGTTGCCGTCCGGAATCTCGTCTATCCAGTTCCCATCGCGGTCGCGCTCGAACTCTTTTAGCGTAAACTCGGCGAACGTCAACGGGCAGCGCTCGGAATCGATGACGATTTCCCGAAGGCCGGCAAGCCACTCGTATGAAAGCCGCCTCATCCGGGCCTTGCGGGCCGCGTGAATCCTGATGCCGAGGTCTCGCCGGTAGGTAGACATCTGCACCTTCGAATCGGGGGTATCGTCGCAGTAGACGATCTGGTCGTGGAAGTAGGGCTCGCCGCCATCCTCGTCGGGGTAGGTGAGCGAGTCGACCACGATCTGCCCCGTGTCCGCCGGCATCATCTTGTTGGCGGAATGCTCCTCGAAGACAAGCAGCCGCCTCGCACCCGGCTCCCAGGCGCAGCGCACGAACCGCCATGGGTCGGGGAACCAGCCCCAGTCGATCCCGTTGCGCACGCGCTCGAAGTTGCGTATGCGCGAGCTGGAGAGCCGCGCGTCGTGCACGTTGTCGAACACCGCGCCGCCCGTTCCCACGATCTCGCCCAAATACTCCCAGCGCCAGGCCGTCTCGTTCGTGTCGCGCAAATACTCCGCTTCCTCGATGAACGGGGCGCCCAGCCATTCGGGGTGCGAATCTATCACATCGAGGTAGGAAGAACCGCGAACAAGGGTGTCCTCGCGCCGCTTGCGCTCCAAGAGCTCCACGTTCACCCAGCTCCACATCGTCTTCGGCGGGTTGTAGCTGTAGAAGATCCAGAACCGGTCGCCTCCACGGCGAAGGCTGTTCAGGATGGACCGCACTGCATCCAGCCCCTCGAACTGGTCGACCTCCTCGAACCACACCGCAGCGCAGTACCCCTTGGTGAACTTGACGCCTTTCAGCTTCAGCGGGTCGTCCGCGCCACGGAACACGATGCGCTGCCCGGTCGGCGTGTACACGATCTCCATCGGCGAGACCTTCGAGCGGAACACCGATTCTAGCCCCAGCACCTCGATCGCCCATAGGCACTGCTGGAACACCGAGTCGCGCAGCGTGTTGCCGAACCGGCGAACCACCACCGCGTTCGTCTGGGGAAAAGCGATGACGAGCATGATCAGGCACACCGATATGAACGAGCTCTTGGTGGACCCGCGCCCGCCGTGCAGCCAGTAGTGCGTGTGCCCGTGCGCCATCACGTCGGACAAGACGGGATGGAACCTCTCTATCACGTGGTCGCTAACCTTCGTCACGGCCATCGCCGCCGCCTCCGCTCGCATCGTCGCCGCCGGCGGGGAAGGCGCAGCCGTCCTCGCCGTCGTCGTCCATCACTTCCAGTTCCAGGCCCAGCGTCAGCTGGACCGGCTCGTCGGCCTTCTCCTCGCGCCGGTCGGGCTTGCCGAACTCCAGCGGGTACTTGCGCTCCAAGAGCCACGCGGCCGCCGTCCAGTGCTGCGGGCGCATCGACGCATTCCGTATCGTGACCAGCAGGTTCTTCTTGTAATCCACTTCGGCCTTTTTTAGTTGGTCGCATAATGCGCGTTTCACCGAGCCGGCCCGTGCGTCCTCGCCCTCCTTGATCCAGCGGTAGAAGGTGGACTTGTGCACGCCCAGCGCCTTGATGATGTCGGCGTCGCAAAGGCCGTCCTTTTTCAGCGCGACGGCGCGGTCGACCATCTCGTATGTCAGCTTCGTCTTCCTCATGGCGGGCAATGTAACCCCGTGTCACAAATCACCCGCCTCGGGGCCGTCCTGGCCGCGCTTGCGGGGCGCTTTCGGCGATAGCCCGTGCTTCCGGCGGAAGCGGGAGTTGCGCTGCCTCAGCGCGTCGTATTCCCTCCTGGCCTCGTCGAGCTCGGGGCCGCTGCATGCCTGCATGCGCTCTGCCGCAAGCTGCTCGCTCAACACCGCCTGCTCTTCCACATGGAGGAAAGCCGTGCACTTCGGGCAGAGGCCCGTGCGCAGGTTCAACGGGGCGCCCACCGTCCCGCATTCGGGGCATACTTTCTTGATGCGCAGGCTCGCATGGATCCGGTTCGCGTGCATCTCGATGGCATGGGGCGAGTGGACGACGCCGCACTGCTCGGCGATCATCGTGCGCACGGCATCGACGCCCAAATGACCGCATTCGCGTATGATCTCCTCTTGCCGCATCGTCCATCTCGCCATCAGGGCTCTCTACTTCCGCGCTATCCCAGCTTGTCGGCCTTGCTCTTCATGTTCAGCTCGCACAGATGCGCCCCGATCTCATCGGGCATCATAGCCACCATGGCGTTCATGTCGAGAGCGAAGCACAGCCGCAGGCACTCGCCCGGCTTCAGGCTCCGCTTGTAGCGCAGCACCTTCGCCAGCTGGGTCGCCTCCATCATCGACCTCCGCGCCAGCTCGGCTATGGGTATGCCCCTGATCTCGCGGGCTTCCTTTATCTTGTCGATGATGAACCTCTCGTGATCCATGTTCACTCCTTGCATCGCAACCGATCGGACTGGTCCGATGGGTCGCGGCAGGAGCCGGCCTCGGGGCCTGGCCAATGCCGCCAAAATAACAGCAATGTCTCGCCCCGTGTTGCAAATGTCCTGGAATCGCGCCGTTCCGCTCCAATATCGCTCCGTTTCCTTCCATTTCAGGGGCGTCGAGAAGGGTCGTGGGCGAAGGCGGGCGCACGGCGACTTCCGCGCCCACCGGAACCCCAGTCGAGCACGGGTTCGCCGTGCGCGGCGATGGCACGCGCAACCCTCGTCTCCAAGCTTCGTTTCTCGCCCCGCGCACGTGTCGTAGCTGTTTGCTCACGTCGATTATTGGACATATTCAATCAACTGTGCTCAGGGCTATCGGCAGCCACCGCCCCAGGCGATGCCCGACGGCTCCGGATGTGCTCTACAAGTCACGTTTGCGGCGGGTCGGCCGCGACCGTCTCGATCCGCGCCCACGCCTTCTTCGTGAAGCGGTACTGGGCGACGTGCCCGTAGTTCGACCGGTCGGGGTGGCGGTACCCTTGGGCGGTCTTGCGCGTCACCGGCGCGATGATCCCCTTGTCGCGCAGCTCCTTCATGCCCCGTGCGACCTGGTAGGCTGTCAGCCCCGACGCCTCCGCTATCTCGGCCGCCGGCGTTCGCCCCAGCCTTCCGTCTGCGTACACGCGCCGGCAAAGCGCCACCATCACCGCCCAGCCGTTTCGCCCCACGCGCTTCTCGGCCATCAGGCACGCGAGCCCTCCCGGCACCGTCGCGAACGTCGATGCGGGGTACCTCGCGAACGGGTCCAGGCCGCCCGCTACCTCGTCTCGCCTGACCTGCATATCACGGACTGCTCCTCGAAGCGCCTGCTCACGAACTCCTGGCACGCGCTCGTGCTGGTGCGCCACGAGTTGCGGATGCGGAATGCCCTCAGCTCGCCGTCGACCACGAGCCGGTACACCGTGGAGTACGACGTGTTCAGGAACTCCGCCGCCTCGTCGAGCGTCATGATCTTGCCGTCGGTTCCGTCCTTGTCCGGCGACGGCGCGATCGGGCTGGCGTCCTTGTGCGTTTCTCGCTGCATTTCTCTTCGCCTTCTTTCTCTGCTTCCAGGGCTTCGCATTATCGCCAGCTTTTCCATGCTTGTGTCGGGTTTCCTCGATAATCGCCCCGTTTGCTCCCGAAATCGCTCGGTTCGGTTCCGTTTCGGGTTGCCGCATTGGGGTACTGCGCACCCGCGCGCGGGGAACCGATGGGCGGATACGCGATGCGCCCATCGCCGCGTGCGCGGAGATTGGTTTTATACAAACAGATTCAAAAGAGATATTCGGTTGCGCCCTGGCGCAAGCAACCCCCGAGTTGCTAACGCCACGGCGCAAGCAGAGGTTGCGCTACGCCGCAAACATAGCTTGCGCCCTGCCGCAACCTTGAGTTTTCCACTTGCGCCACAGCGCAAGCAAGCCCCAAAAATCGGGGCAAAATCTCGATGCGAACAAATGTTTTTGGCGGTATAATGTCGGTCAGGAAGTCGGTCACATGGCGGTCAAAAAAATTCCCTGACCTGTTTCCGCAGGTCAGGGAACGCTTTTTGTGGTCGCGGGGAGAGGATTTGAACCTCTGACCTCCGGGTTATGAGCCCGGCGAGCTACCAAACTGCTCCACCCCGCACTATGTGGTGCGCCTCAGCGCGAAGCAATACTATAGTTCCCCGCGCTCAATGGGTCAACTCTCTTATCACCAAGGTTCACAATTTGCACACATGGTGGCCGATTGGGGCTAGGCCCCTTTGCGCCAATTGGCCGAAAAGGGCCTAGCCCCAATCGGCCACCCACGCGTGCGGGGACCAAACGACCGCTAATGCGCGTAGACCGCTAATGCGCGTAGTACTGGGTGTCGTCGGTAAGCTTGCGGATCTCGTCGATGATGGCGTCGGTCTTGCTGTCGTAGCCCGAGGTGGCAAGGCGCGTGAGCTCGGCCTGGAGCTTTTCCAGCTCAAGCAGCAGCTGGTTGTTGTCTTCCTGCAGCTTGTCCATCTCGTTGAGGCTGGAGTTCATAACGCGCAGCTGGTCCACGTCCGTGTTGCCGCTCCTAAGGGCACCCGCCTGCTCCAAGCGGCTCAGACGTTGGTATTCCTTGGAGTCAAACGCCTGCATAAGGTTGGCGAGCTGCGCCGCCTTGTGCACGACTCGCTCCAGTGCTTGGTCCACGGGCACGGAGAACTTGTCCCACGTAAGCGTGGACTTCTCGAACTCCTCTTCCAGCACCGCGTAGATGCCCTTTCGGCGCAGCTCCGCCTTGTTGAGGGTGTTCAGCACGCCTCGAGCGTAGGTTCCCAGCACGGCATCGTCCTCAAACGGGAGCACGGTCTTTGTCACCGACTCCGGCGTGGCCTTTTCCTCGTCCAAATAGGCGTACGCCTTGGCGCTGCCTGCGGGGAGGGCGGTGTCTCCGCGCGACCTGCGTATGAGCCAGCGTACAAGCAGCACCACGCCCACGATGGGCAACGCTATGGGTAGCGCTACAACACTTACCACCAGCGCCAATATGATCGCTATGAAGTTGAACAGATGATCGAACACATCCATAAGGCATACCCCTTAGCGCTTCGTCTTACGCCAGCTCGGCACGCAGGTCGTCCAGCAGGGGACCGCCGTCGCCGCGACGCCAGTACATCCAGCCGTCCTGGTCCGTGTTGGTTGCACCCACGGACGACAAGAACCGCTCGTAGGCCTTGGTCGGGTCCTCAAACATCTCGCCGTTAGCCAGCATGATCTTGCCCGTGGACGTAACGGTCGCCCGACCGGGATGCAACGGGCTCACGCTCACCAGCGCGTCGTCCATCTGCACCAGGCCCGCCTCAAAGAGCTCGGCAAACGTCACCTTATGCGTAGCGGCCGCACGGGCGGAAAGCCTAAACGCCGCACCAGCGCTTTCGGGCAGCTCGGGACGGCTCCACACGGCAAGCGCGTGCTCCACCAGCCGCTCCGCACGTGCCTGTATCTGCGCAGGCGTCCATTCCAGCGCGGCCAGGATGTCGGTAGCAAGCGCGAGGGGAGACTCGGCAATGCGCGCCTGCTTTTGCTCGAAGCTGCCCTCCTGCAAGTCATACGGGTGCGGCGTCAGCGTAAGGTTGCCCAGGTTGTTGATGCACTCCTCAAACGCGCGCTCGGGGTTCGCGCCCAGTGCGGCGCGCCAGACGTCGTCTTCCAACGCGCGCTGCGGCATCACGTGCTCAAGCGACCAGTTGTAGGCCTCCAGCGCAACGGTGTCCGTGGGCTCCAAGTCCTCGTCTATGCGCGCGAGCAGGTACAACGCGCCAGCCAGGCTGTGCGTATCGCGCGTAACGAGCGCGTGGGCAAACTCGGCATCGGTGGGGAAGCGCCTCTCGGTGCCCTCCTCGTTAAGCAGCATGGCAATAAAGGCTTCCACTACGTTGCCTTCCTCGCTGCGCACCGCGTCGATGCGCGCGATGAGCGACGAGAAGAACGGTGCCAGCACGCTTTGCGCGCAGTCGCACACGGACCTGCGGAACAGGTAGCTCTCGATGGCAGAAAGCATCCGCAAAAACGCGTCACGGTCAAACTCGTGGTGCTCAAAGCCGTCAAACAGCGATATGAGCAGCGGGTTTACCACCGGGGCCTCAAGCTGAGCAATGCGGCCAAACGCCTGCGCGAGCTCCTCGTCGTCCACTTGGCCGCGTGTGACCGCCGCGTAGTAGCGGGCAAAGCGCTTGAGCTTAAGGCTCAGGTTCTTCATGCGGTCGTTGGCGTTAAAGCCGTGGAACAGCACGTAGCGTTTGAACGCCTGGTACACGTCCACCTTGGCCATGGAGGTCGGCGCGTGCACCACGCTTAGGTAGCTGCGGATAAAGTCGTCAAACGCGTCGTCAAAGCCCACGGTGTCGGTTGCCAGGATTTGCTCGATGGGCGCCCAGTAGGTGCGGTACAGATCCTGCTGCTCGGCCATGGGATAGCTCATCAGCACAAAGTTGCGCACCAGGTCGGCGTTGGTCAGATCCTTGCCGGTGGCGTTCATGGACTCAAAGATAACCTGCGGGTCGTCCGTGCCCTGCGTAAGCGAAATCGCAACGACCTCAAGACGCTGCAGGCCGGTCCACACCAGGCTCACGTCGTCGAGTGCCTCCACGCGCCGCTCAAAAAACGCCAGGTTCTGCGCCAGGCGTGACAAGGGCTCCAGCTCGGCGTCCTTGTCTGCGACCAAGGCGTCCACAAGCGCGCGGTAGGCGTCGCGGTCCCCCTTGGAAAGCGTGAGCTTGTAAAAGTCCTCTCCGCTGCGGAAGTGGTTGGTAAGGAACCCGCTCTGCAGCACCTCCTCCTTGGTAAACGACAAGCGCTCCTGCGGGTGGCGCCCCGCGTAGCGCGCCAAGGCAACGAGCAGCAGCGTAATGGTGGTAATGCGCTGCTGGCCGTCGATGAGCAGC